GCGGCTGTAATAGCCCCCTGTGCCTGCGCTGTGGCCGTTACAGTCGTTCCCCCGGTAACAATCGTGACCGATGAAGGCAGCGACCAGAGATTGCCTGAAACATCCTGCACCACGCCGTTCGTTACAACCGTCCCATTGGTCCCGGTTAGCGTCACTTGAGCCGAAGAAAAACCAGCGGGCTTCCGCGCCGTCCCGATCAGTTCGCCAACCAAATCCAGTGACGTACCGATAGCCGTCAGAGGGTTTAATGCCCCCATGACGATCTGGAGCGCATTCTGATAGTCGTATGCCTGAAGTGCTCTCGTTGCAATATCCTGAAAATCCAGCGAATCCGCCCCGAGGTAACAGGACGGGCCGTAAATGTTCAGATACGCCTGAACCAAATAATTCAGGATGTCGTTGTATTGCGACAGCGAAAGACCAGAGGATGTAATCGTCGGAGGATTGTACGCCATAGATTTATACTGTCGCCTGAATTCCAGGTAAAGGTTGATTCAACGTGATCGTTCCGTAAACTGTTTGAACATCGCAGGAAAATGAATAGCTGCGGTTTGCGCCGGCATACGTCACCACCAGATTGGTCAATCCGGTAACGTATGGCGTGCCAAGGATGCGCTGGCGAAGAATCAACGCCACCCCATCATTCGTATTCGGAACTCCAAGAATACTCTGAAACAACGGCGTTCCTGTCTGTAGATTAAGGAACCATTCACCCTGTAGCAATAATAGCCGCGTTTGAATCGCCTGAGCTACAGCATTAATACCCGAAAGGAAATTCGATAGCCCCTGCCCGCGCAAAGGATCGCCGCCCGCTGAGGTAAACGTGACTGAAGTCCCGCTGGAGATCGTGGTCGTGGTCGTAAATGGAGCAATACTGACAACCGTTCCGTTCACCGAGGCCACCGGCGTACCTGAAGGTATTCCAGGCACAGAAACAATTTGTCCTTGCGCGAGTCCATTTCCGATAAAGGTCACCGTACTGGGACTGAGCAATTCAGTGACCGGCTGTGACAAAGTTATGGTGATCGTACTGCCGGAAATACTAAACGCCGCCGCAATTGTTCCAGTGGCTATCCCTGCCCCATTGACCGACATTCCAACAACTGCCGTCCCCGCCTCGAATACCGTGGCTTGCGGGCCGGAAAGCGATGAAGTAGGAATCGTCATCGTATACGCTGCGAACGTCACATAGATGCCGCCAACTGCGGAAATCACAGGCTGCGACAATGTGACCGTATCGCCCGATACGGAAACCACCAGCGTATTCGGTTGAATCGCAGGATTGGTGAATGTCAGATTGTTCGAACTGATCGCGGCACTCGTAGGCAAAGATATCGTTACGTTCGTCCCGGAAATGGAGACTATCTGAGTATTCGACTGAATGCCATACCCGGCGACAATTTGCCCTGCCCGTAAATTTGAAGCAGAACCAACGACGATCACACTGGAACCTAAACTAGCCGTTCCCGTGGTTGAAACCACCGCAGTAACCAGTTGACCGGCAGCGATATTGCTGGACGATGAAACCGTCATGTTTGTCGATCCAGCTAGTGCCGTCCCGTATGTCGATGCGTAATTGGCCGTCGCTGAACCGCTGACCGCCGCCGCTACGGTGAAGCTGCTTGCACCGCTCGAAACATCAGCCGCCATCGTTGTGGTCAAGGTCGATGGAGATGAAAGTTTTCGATATGTAAAAACGGGAAGTGACATAACTATGCTGGAGGCCCGGTTTGCGATCCGCCCGACTGAACACCGCTGTGCCGATGCGTCTTGATAACGACTCCATCGACCGTTGCGTTGCCGTTTTGGCTTGTGATGGCAACCGTTTGGCCCTGTAAGGTCAACGCGCCGGATGCCTGTATGTTGATGTTCTTCGTCGCGTTCACTGCGACATTCGGAGCAGTTATCGTGATTCCATTCGTCGCAAGGTCAATAACCACTTTCCCGTCATCGCTGCGAATCTGCATGGATTTCGTGGAGTAATTCTTTAATCCGCGCGGCGTGCTGCGAAGCCCGAATATCGCAACTGCATCCGAAAGGCTGTGCCGACGAGCCGTGATCGGCTTATTATTCAACCCACCATTCTGCCACCAGGAATCCAATTCATTATCAGAAAAAACAAGCAGGCATTCGTCCCCGGCCTGAATCGGCATTGTCAGATTCCATCCACCGGCAGACGGGAAGACCACAGGAACATCCTGAATCACTCCGGTATTCGTCAGTTGAGAACCGCTCATGCCACCGCCAGGAGGAACGTAAGTCGCCTGAATGTTTATCGGGCCATCAACGCCATTGAGATTGTATTGGATGCGCTCGTTGATCGCAAAACGCACGCTCACCGTAGCAGGAGGACCGGGGAAGAACTCCTGAACGATTGCCGGGACAGCTACCCGCAATCCTTCATTGATGATTTGCGCGATTTGCCGGAATCGACTGGTCGATTGCCCAAGTCGCTGCGGGATGTTGACGCCGAAGTTGCTATCCTGCGTCGGCCCCGGTGTCGGAGCCGTTACGGGCAATGGCTGCGAGTTGAAAGTTGACATTTTGTTATCCCACCGCCGGCGATGTGATGTTCAGGAAATTGCGGAAGAACTGATTTGTCAGTCCGGTGATTTCGGTATACCAATCGGCATTGCCGCCTCTGGTGTCGCCAACATGCCGGATACCGGCTACAACGTAATTACCGCCCTTGTCCAGAATCGCAGGATAGCCCGGTATGGTGTAGGGAAACTGGTTAATAACCGTCCCCGGAGCCAGCCCAACAACGTCACCAATTCGAACGCCAGCGTCCATAAGAACTTTGAACGTCACACCCTGCTGTGTTTGCTCTGGCACGCCAAGCAGAGTCTTCTTAATCACTCCGGTAGTCGATCCAGCGGGCGCATACACTCCCGGAAGATTCGGAGGGCCATACACGTAATCCGGCACCGCCGTCGATGTGGATTCCAGTGACCGAACATTTAAGCCATTCGGGGATAGCCACATCTGCAATTTGTATGGAGCCGCAATCTTGGCGATTTCCGTTAATGGTTTACCGGAATACACCTGAGCACGCGAGAACTTTTGAGTACTCAAAGTTTGCGAATCAACACCAGGTTGCCCGGTAACGGTCTGGTCAATCTGGATTCCACAGGCATCGCAAATCTGCTGAATTGCCTGATACGGCGTCTTCCCGGCTGCTACGCTGATATTCACCGCCGCCAATTGATCTTGAAGCAGCCCGACAAGACAGCGTAACGTGATCTTGTAATCGACCACGTTTTCGCGGGTCCAGATTGGCTGGAAAACATGACCACTCCAGATTTGATTCGCTTCAGGCGTGAATGGTCCACCGGAGCCGCTCTTGTACCCTGCGCTGATCTGCAAGAGATCGCCCATTTGAATTGCCTCGCTCTGCTGAAGCAACGTCAACTGGTTTTGCAGACCAGCGGCCAATGAAGACTGCGGCACGCCGGAAGTCTGTAACTGCGCTTGTAGAGTCTCTGCGATATTGTAAAGCGTCATCTCGCAGGTCCAGTAATTCGCTCCACCGGAAGGCCCCGCCGCCAAAGAGTGAGCCGCTATTTCAAACGTCGCCCGCAACGGAACGGCAAACTGGTCACTGGACAGAATAATGCTGTTGCTTTGCGTCTGCGGGGTTAGCTTTATCTGCCATGCCCGTTGAAAGTATGGCACCGCCGCTGACGTTGACATGGGTTATTTTTTCGGAGCTTCAGCGCAAACGATGTGCTTGCCCTGTGGTGTCGGAGTCTTCGTACCACACGCTTTTGTAATGGCCGCTACCGCCGCCTGCATATCGGCCTGCGCCTGCGGCTTTTGCGTAGCCGCAATCTGAAGTGCGGCCTGTGCCTGCGCTTCCTGTGCCTGAATCTTCGTCATCACGGATTCAGCGCGGAAGTATTCGGCTTCCATTGCTGATGTGATTTCAGGTTCATCCTTTGCTTTGAGTGCCGGATCGGCGGCAAGAAGGATGCCACTGAAAAATGCTGCTGCTGCAAGTGTCTTCATAGTGCTTATGATACTCCGATGAAAGGCCATCAACAATGGGTAACGATTCCATATTCGACAACCATTGTCGATGTGTTTACAGAGCCAGCAGTACAGGACACGCCAGTATTGCCATTTATGTAATACTGCGTGGTGTTTACATATCCGGTTATACTCAGGCCAACGCTGGTTAAACTTCCTCCGGAATTCAATGTAAAGCCCGCTGCCTGAATACCAGACGAACTCGTTAGCCCGCCACTTGCTGTAATTGAACTGGAGAACGTATTGGCCCCTGTAAAAGTTTGAGTCGCGGATAATACCGCATATCCCGTACCGGAAGTTATGCATGAGGGGCAATTTATCGTCTGATTGGGCCATGAACCTGTCACTGTTATGTTCGTACCCGCCACAAGGCTAGGAGATGATGTCCCGGTGCCGCCATGTGCAACGTTCAGAGTCCCGCCAAGAGTTATACTGCCGCTGGTGGAACTGGAAGGCGTAAACCCGGTTGTCCCGGCAGAGAAATATGTAACCCCTCCGCCACTACCAGAACAGCTTCCAGCGGTCCAAACCCCACTTGCCCCAACGATACAGTCACCATCGACTTCCGCCAATGCCACAACCGGGACCGGGCTATTCGTATTTACCGCAGCATAAAGACCAGCCGAAGTCGAAGACAACGTAGTATAACCGGATGCTGATGTCGAGGCAGAACCATTAACGAATGTATGGTTGATGGACGTTACGCCGCCCGAAGAAGCATTGATCGCGGTAGATGCGCTGGAAGATGTCAACAATCCGCCATCCGTCGAAATATAACCAGATACCACATGGAGCGCATCTGTAGCCGTGCTCGTTCCCGTAATCGTCAAAATTTGAGATGAATTATTCCATTCAAAATTTGACGATCCAACCGGAGCCGTCCCATTGCTGTAGATGACATAGTTTGCAGATGGCCATGTCACACCGCCCGCGCAACTACCCGAAGACCACTGAGTTGAACTGTTTACAACCAAACAATTACCAATCGTTCCCGGTGCAACGCCAGTAGGAGAACTTGACCCGTTGCTTATGACGACATCGCCGGAAGTCGGCCATGTGACGCCACCGCCACCGCCGCAGCCAGTACAGGATGCAACATTAAGCACACCGGAACTGGAAATGCCATAGCCGCCATTCGTCGTAATGGATTGGAAATTTGCATCACCACCCCCGGTAACATAAAATGTTCCAGTGTTTGATTGCAAACAATGAGAAGAAGTTGTATTGGTGCAATTGAAAAGTGGAGAGATAATCCCGTTCGTTGTAATGTCAGTGTTCCACCCGCCATTATTCATATTGAAGAACAGCCCGGAAGGATACCCGTTGAACGTAGTCGTGCTGTAAAAGGCATACGCATTAGAAATCGACACGGACGGCGAACCGGAACTCTGTCCTGCCCATTCCTGCCAGTTCGTTGCAATTGATTGCCCCGCCAAATTCCCCTGATAGTCCGCGCTCCATGATCCATCCGAATTCTGAAACGTCTTTGCCCCGGAAGTAAGCCCGGTAACAACCGCATTGAACACTGGAGCCTTCAGCCCCGTATAAGCACCTGTGCTGTAACTGACATAGAATTCTTCTTTCGTGGTGTCGTAGTACATATTGGCATTGCCGCTGCCAGACACCGAAGGAGCCGTTGAAAGTCCTGTGAAAATGAGAGGATTGGTATTAAAGCCCGTCCCGATACATGCCCAAGATGAACCGTTGTAAAACGTCGGGCAATTCGACGCCGAACTGTAAGCCAACATACCAGCAACAGGCGTCACCGGGGAACTGGTTGACCCTACCGTATAGGTCGGAAGATTCGGCCCCGTCGCCAGAGAATTAGTATACGGCGTCAGGTAAATATACCCGCCGCAAGGCAAGGACGAACACGGCCCACCGGAATAACTGTTCCCGAAGTTCCCCCCGATCACCTCCATCCCCCCATAGAACGACTCGAACGAATTGTAAGCCCCAACATCAGTCGCATGACCACCACGCGCATACAGATACCCATTCAGATTCAGGCCATACGTCCGGTTTACCGGAATGCTGTTACCAACAGCCGTGCCGCTTGTATGCGCGGCGGCAGTAGTATTAAAACCGGGGTTCACCCCATAGCCTCGCGTGACCGTCAACGAAGCCGTCCCGCCGCCGCCCGTAACAAGCATTTGCTCGTTGTCGATCTGGATGACATTTCCATTCTGGATATACGCGCCGGAAGCCACCGGAATGGTGGTAACACTGCTATTGATATTCCCACTCAACGTAGTTGCAGGGCATCCAACGCCGGAAGCAGGCATCAACGGAGATAAGGAATTCCAAAGCACAACGTCCGTTGCGCCGAAACCAGCCGCGCCGGGGACAGGCAACGGCTGACCGATCTTGTTCCCGCCGAAATCCGTACAATTCGAGCCATCATACGGATTATATGTGATCGGCGGGAAACGAAGGTATCCGCCAACACTCCCAGTCGCGTAATCCTGCGTCACATTGCCGCCGAGAATGGTGGCATTAGTGAATGTCTGTCCGAACGCTATAGCCGAGAACAGTACAAAGAGCGAAATGGTTTTCATGGAAGTTTTAAGCAAGTGGCATCCCGTTGGCTGCGATTTGCATGAGTTGGGCATACGTTCCGTCACTGGAAACCTGAAAGACAAGGACCGCCTGAGTATTCGGGGTCGTATCCAGGATAAAAGAACTCAAGCCGCGATAAAACGATGCGAACGTGACATTGTACGTCGGTGCCGTCGCAGGCTGCACAATCTGAATAGCGAACCACGCTAAGGCTACCGGACTGGCGGGAGCCGCGATACTTGCGATCCCGGTAAGAACACCAGGGACAATTCCGCCAAGCGTACCAGTTCCCTGCACATACCCGGACGGCATATTCGGCGTCAGCGAACCGCTGGTGCCCATGCCATAGAAACCTGCAAGCCCGCCAGCGGGTCCGGGAGGCCCTTGTGGTCCGGGAGGTCCAGCCGGTCCTATCACGGACGTTCCCCACGGTTCCCCGGCCACGTAGCCGGTATTGTCATCCCACAACAGCAGAAAGTTGGTTCCAAGATCGTTCGCGGCGTTACTAGGATAGTCATTCGTTGAATTTCCTGCATTGATAACGAAGGCCGAACCGATGTTCAGGTATTGGTATGGAGCCAGAATGTTCGCCGCCGGCCAAACTCCGGTGAGCAACGGAACACCGTAAACCAGCGGGTTCCCGGTCTGATCGGATATGTTCATGACCCAATATCCGCCCATCGAGTTGTAGTACAGAAACAAGGATAATTGAACCGTCCCGCCGTTGATATTCAGCGGTACAGTGAACGTCTGATTGTTCAGTGGCGAAAGCGGAACGATTTGGGCCATGTTAGAAAAGACTTGGCGGGATGAACGGCAACGAATTCGTGAACGATTCGCTACTCCACGTTCCAGAATTTGGGACCGTAGCCCCGGATTTCGTCGGAAAATTCGGCTGTGGAACTCCAGCGACTGTTGCCGGTGCTCCGAACACATAATAATCCAAAGTCGGGGTCAGACTTTTCGTACTGTAATTATTGCTGATGGTTTGCGGCACGCTCGTCGTATTCGAGCCACCAGCACTACTCACCTGGCTTGCATCAGGTCGTGAACTTGCAGCCGGATTGGTTGGCGATTCGTACTCTACATCGGCCAACAATACCTGCTGGAAGGTCACAATGCACTTCAACCCGAATCGCGTGCTAACTTCCTCAACGGGCCGCACACTCTGAATCAGCATATTACTGTATTGGGCAAGCCGTGTGGAAAGTCCAAGCAATTGCATGGACGCCTGAAGACTGAGCAATGTCTGATATGCCGATACGCTGCGGCTACCGGACCCGCTGAACTGCCCGGTAATGTACGATTGCATCGAATCACTCATCGCAATCTCAGCCGTCACCCGCGCCGGGACCAGATACGCATGATCCGAAATGCTCGCCTGTGTCTGCACCGGATTCTGTGTGATGACCATTTCCTGTTCATGCTCAACGCGAATGGCCGCGTCGAAAACATACAGGATGGAGTTGAAAGAGTTCAACCCTTCCGTGGCCGGCGGAGTCGCATATTCCGGGTCCGATTGAGGATTCGGCACCAGAATCGTTAACGTATTCCCCGGAACGCCCTGACCGACAGGCCATTGTGGTGGACGCCACCCAATCGAAGCC